TGGCAACGATTGGGCATCTTGGCATGATTCATTTCCTGTCCAATCGGTTATCTATTTAAACAGCGCGGGAGCGGCGGCTCTTGGCGGAGAATCTGGAAGGTTTGACACGCTACCAACCGCTAGTGTATTTACGCCCGGAAATGCGGCCAACACTAATGGGAATACAAAAGACTACATAGCCTACTGCTTCCACGGAATCGACGGCTACAGCAAGGTAGGTAGTTACACCGGAAACGGCGCAACAGATGGGCCATTTATTTACACAGGGTTTCGTCCTGCTTTCATAATGGTAAAACTGAAAACAGCGGCTGACGGTTATTGGGTAATGTTTGATAACAAACGTGATCCTGACAATCCTACTGGCAAAGTTTTGTATGCGAACATAAATGCCGCCGATACAGATGTTAGTTCTTACGCGCCATACGATCTACTTTCAAACGGATTTAAATCACGAATTCCCGGAGGAAACGGTAACGAGGCTAGTTATAACAGCAGTGGGCAAACGTACATCTACTTAGCCTTTGCCGAATCACCATTCAAGACATCTAATGCGAGGTAATTATGTGGTATAGCGAAACACTAGGAACAATTAAAACGCCTCGCGCCTTAACGGTAAACGGCATCCAACATCCATCCAACATCTTCAGGGCTTGGTCATCACAAGAACTAGCAGACATAGGTATCTATCCGGCGCGTGTAGACGCTCCTGATAGCCGCTACTGGAATACTGGAGCAGAGTCCTACACTCTTACCGACGGTGAGTATGTCATCTCCTACGCGACCACAGAGAAGGATGTTGAATCTCTGAAGTCTCAGGTGATTGAGAAGATTAACGCACACGTTGGTTCACTCTTATCCTCGTCAGACTGGATGGTTATTAGAGCGGCTGACGGTGGTACTGCTATGACAGAAGCATGGACAACCTACCGTAACGAGGTACGCGCTCACGGTAACAGTCTTGAGAACGGTGTTGAAGCCTTTGCGTCTGTACAGGCAGTCAAGAACTTTCAGAACCATGAGGTGCAGGAAGAGCGAAAGGTATCCACCTACGACGACAAGGGTGTTGAGACTATTGGCCCTAAGACTGAAACAGTTAATCGTACCGTAGATAAAACCTATTGGGGATGGCCTACGGCTCCCGATGCAGAGGCTGATCCGTATCACGTTAGGTATATTTAATGGCGTTAATAAATATAGATAATGTCGGGCAAGTTGGTATAGTAAAGGAGACAAGTTCTTGGAACCTGCCGCCTAATGTCTGGTCGGATGGCAACAATGTAACGACAGAAGAAAACTCTATCAAGAAGTGTCCGGGTTATTCGGAGGTTATGGCTACTTGCCCTATTGCTCCTTACTATATTACTCAAATAACTCTTGGTGATCCTGAGTTTTGGGTTGTTGGTGGACTTGCGGCTATATACGCTTACGATAATACAGGATCATCTACTGCTTTAAACGGCTCTATTAACTCAAGTGTAACTACAATTACCGTAGACAGCACTTCAGGATTTGAAGATGCTGGCACTATTACAATAGGAACTGAGAACATTACCTATACAGGTAAGTCAAGCACACAGTTCACAGGATGTACAAGAGGCGCAGATAGTACAACAGCGGCATCACATTCAGATGATGTTACTGTAACTAGGTCAACTAAATGGTATAATATTACTAGGACTAGCGGAGCATATTCTGCCACAGCAGATGAAGGATGGACTTCTACTGTTATTGGCGGCGTTCTTGTTATGACCAATAACTTTGATAAGCCTCAGTATTGGGCGCTTACAGATGGCAAGCCTTTGTCGAGCCAGAAGATGCAAGACTTGACTAACTGGCCCAGCCTCACACAGTTGAATGGCGCTATCAACGATGCTGTCACAACTATTACGGTTGATGCTACTGAGGACTTTCCTAGCGCGGGAACTATTAATATAGGCTCTGAGAAGATTACATATACTGGTGTAACGTCCACAACTTTCACAGGATGTGCCAGAGGAGCCGCGGGAACTACTGCCGCATCACATTCAGATAACGATAATGTAACTATCTCTACCCTATGTAAGTCTATGAGAGCGTTTCGCTCTTTCTTGGTTGCCCTTAATATAACCAAGGATGGTGTAAACTTCCCTAGAGTAGTTAAGTGGAGTACAGAATCCGCGACTCAGACTCTTCCGACCTCATGGAATGAGACAACGAGTACAGTTGATGCGGGTGAATTTGAACTTGCAGACACCAAGGGAGATATCTTAGACGGTCTACAGTTAAGAGATTCCTTTATGATTTATAAGGAAGACGCTGTATACTCTATGACATTTGTTGGTACTCCGTTTATATTCTCTTTCCGTCAGTTGTCTCCTACTATCGGTGCTATATCAAAGAACTGTGTTGCAGAGTTTGATGGCGGTCATGCTATCTTTGGTAAAGGCAACTTCTATATCAATGACGGGCAGAGGATTAAACCAATCCTCCCAATGAAATTAAAAGATTATGTCTTTCAGTCCATAGATGGAGCGCAAACAAATAAATGCTTTGTTGTTGCTGACTATGGAAGAACTGAAATACTATTCTGCTTTACCGCTGATGGAGCAGGAACCAATCACCCTAATAAAGCGGTGATATGGAACTACGTTACCAACACGTTCACTATACGAGATATACCTGACTGCGCCCATATGGGATATGGGAACGTAGCAAACCCAACCACATCTACAAGTTGGGCCGGTACTTCTGGAACATGGGAGACTGCCACAGGTCCGTGGACAATGAGTTACGACCTGCAAGATAAGGTTCTATTGTTTGCCGATCCCGGAAACACTAAACTATACAGAGACAGGTCAGGCAATAAAAACTCTACAACAGATATGGTTTCCTACATAGAAAGAACTGGATTAAGTTTGGATGAGCGTGGAACTCCTGACCAATCTTCAGTAAAACGTATCAGTGCAATCTATCCCAAGATGTCTGTATCCAGTACGAATACTATAAACGTATATCTAGGAACATCTATGTCTACTGAGGGAGGTTTAACGTGGAACGCTCCTGTTACATTTAATCCTAATACGCAGTCTAAAGTATCTGTTAGAGGAACTGGAAAGTTATACGCTGTCAAGTTTGAATCTACCGGAGACTTGGAATGGGAGTTAGATGGCTACTCTGTAGATGTTAAGAATGTAGGCGCTAGAGGATCAAGGTCTTACTAATGGCTACTTATTCAGACAGAGTTCAGAAGAGTGTTACGCTATATGAACCGGGTCCAATACCTGAAGAGCAGGAAGATTTAGCAACTTATCTGGTTACTGAATTAAAAAGGCTTGGTAATATTATTTATAATCAGGCCGCTTTCAGGCTTGAGAGATTGCATGCAGAACCTCAACGCCCTCGGGTTGGAGACATTAGATACGCTGATGGCACTGATTGGAATCCCGGTAGCGGTGAAGGCGTATACTTATTTGACGGAACATCATGGACGAAATTTTAATATCTGAGCCAGTGCCTATACCTAAAGATGTGCCGACACTTCTTATTGTCAGCCCTGAAGATGTAGAATATGTATGGGAAGAGGTTAAACCTTTAATAGATAAGGCTCTAGCCTATGCTGAAGGAGAACTTCTCTCTGAAGATGTGTTAAATAAAATCTTTGAGAATAGACAAACCCTGTGGGTAGGAATGAAGGACGGAGAGATATTTTGCTCTGGTGTTACCGAAGTCATTACATACCCAAGAAAGAAAGTATTAAGAGTGATTACCTTTGCTACAAAAAGTGGTCACGACTATAAGCATTGGAAAGACTTTGAAGAAGTTATAGAAGGGTTTGCTGTAAGGCGAGGATGTTCCGCTTTGGAAGCATGGACACGCAAGGGTCTAGCAAAGAAACTAGATTGGGATAACGAATACTCAGTAATAACAAAGGATATAAAAAGCAAATGGCAGTAAGAACACCTATACCAATATCACAGCCTTTGGCTCCGGGTTTACTGGCGGCAGATTATAGTCCGTGGAGTACCGAGGCTGGAGCAAGAACCGGAATGACACACCTTCCCGGATTCTTAAACTATACTGGATCAACAGGAATGGTTGGCTCCTCTCCAGATAAATTCCCCAACTGGTCTACTGATTTTATTTCTACAAAGTCTCCCGGTGGCCCGGAAACTATAGGAGCAGGGCTTCCTATGCCTGATGTTGAAGGATATAAATATGTTTATCCTAAATATACCTATAGCCCTCACGATGGTATGTGGATGGACTCAGGTTCTTATGAAGAAGATAGAGATGCCTATGATTATTATCCATATTTTCCCGAAGGGATTACAAGCAGTAAACCAATCCTTGTCGGCGTTAAGTTAATTAAGGAGTAATATATGTCAGGAGGAAGCCAAACACAAACCACACGGACAGAACCGTGGGACGCTCAGAAAGACTATTTAAAGACAGGCTTTGCTAGAGCAGAGGATTTATATTCTACAGGAAAAATGACTCCGAGTTATTACTCTGGAAGTAGAATTGCTCCGTTTGATCCCGCTACACTAGAGGCTCAGAGGTCAGCACTAACTTATGCTACAGGTCCACGACCTGCTAACCTACAGGCTGGCGCAGAGACTACACAGTTAGGTGGCTTACAGTACGGTAGAGACTTAATGGACTACGGTACGGCTATGAGAAGCCCTATGAGTGGCGCTGACTATGCTGGCCTTACTCCGTTTACTGACGCTCAGTATTCAGGAATGTTAAGTGGTGAGGTAGATACATCTGTGTTCAATCCTCTTGCTGACGCTTACAGAAGCGAGGCTATGGGTCAGTTAACTGGAGAGATACTACCGGGCATTAGATCACAGATCGTCCAGCATCAGCCGGGAGGGAGTACGAGAGGCGACATTATACAGGCTAACGCTGTAGCCGCCGCAAACCAGAGAGTTACAGATAATCTTGGCAAGGCTATGTTTGATGCCTATGGTCAGGCACAGAATAGAAAGTTAGGCGCGGCTCAGATGGGTCTTGGCGCACAGCAGTTCGGCATTGGGCAGGGAGCCACAGGTGCAGGTATTGGGACCGGATATCTCGGGCAGTATCCCACTATTATGTCTGCTCCTCTGTCTAACATTGCCGCAATGGATAAGGTTGGTCAACAGCGTCAGGCTATGGATCAGCAAGGGATTCAGAGTGCTATGGATAGGTACTCTTATGAGTCGCAACTTCCGACAATTGGATTGCAGAACTATCTTGCCGCCATCTCTGGTGATTACGGTAGTAATGTTCAGGCTACTGGACCTGCCGGTCCTAATCCTATGATTAGCGCTTTAGCAGGTGGTATAGGTATGGCCGCAGGTGGGCCAGTGGGAGCGGCGGCGGCTAGTGGCTTGTCAAGTTGGCTCACCAAGCCTTAGGAGAATAATATGGCAGGGTTACAAAACAGATATAATACAGGGCCGTTAAATTTAATGACTACTGGACTAGGCGGCGGTACTTCTAGACTTGATCTTGGAACGGAAGCATATCGAAAGAAAAGAGAAGAGCAAGAAAGATTAATGCAAGAACAGGTTTTAAGTCAAAGGCTTGCCACTCCCGGTGGTCGTATGAGTGAGGCCGCTAGGAATCAAGCAGAGGCTTTTCTTGCTCAGAGAAAAGAGAATAGATCGGCGGCATTAATGAGTCAAGGAGATGGTTCTTTTGGACGCTCTCCTAGCGCACCGATGGCTGAAGTGATCCCTAGAGAACAGAGAGCAATGCACCATCCCGGCTTTGATCAGTATGGTTATACTGGAGCCGCGTCTAAATCTGGAACATTTAGCCCAAGTCTTTTGGCTGATTTGAGAAAAGGTCCGGGTAAGCCAGAGGAAGATGAATATGGATTCCTTGATGCTATGTTCTTGGCTAACCTTGTAGCGGGTATGCAGGGCGGTCCTCCACCTACTCCATATGGAACGGCAGTAGGCGGCGGTAATAAAACTTGGGCTTCTCTCCCAACACTAATGAGGATGTCATAATGGCTTGGCCGCTTTTAGGTTTGTTAGGAACTGGAGCGTCTAGATTGTCTCCATATATTCCAAGATTATTAAAAAAAGGTGGGTATAAAAAGACAGGTCAGTACGCTGATGTTGCAACAAAAGACCTGCCAATTAGTTATGGTAGAACAGGAGCGGCGGCAGGTGTATTAGGGTTGCTTGCTAATGAAATGCTTTCGACTGACGCAGAAGATCCAAATGTTATAACAGGTGGTCAAGGTATTGATCCTAGAATGGACTTGATTAGAGGCCGTACTCCTATGGCTGATGACTGGACTCCTCCGGGTGGCTTACAGTCTAGGCTGGATTACCTGCAAGGACAGCAAGCAAAAAGCAGTAAGGCTCTGAAGAAAGTTTTAATGCAAGGTGCTATATTAAAGGCTCATAACCCTAGATCAAAAGATACTTATGTAAAGGATGCTTTAGCATATCTTAAAGCAGACGCATTAGAAAAAAATGATGTTCGTCAGGCTAAGATTATTGAAGCCATTAAGAATAAAGACGGCACTCTACCTGATGACTCTAAAATTATATACGATAGAATCATTAGGGCAGGTGGTGATCCTGCATACGCATCAGAGATAAGCGGTCATCAACAGGCTATTGAAAAGACTCAGGCTGAAGCCGCCGCAGATTATATGCGTGGTCAGCCTAAATTAACTGACAGATACAGTAAAGACCAACTGATGATGATGGAACTTAAACAGGCGTATGATGCTGGAGATCAGCAGAACGCTATTAATCAACTTGCTTACTATATTAAGGCAGGTCTTGTTAAGGTTCCAGAGTTATACTCAGGGTTTGAAGTTAAATCTGATGCAGACCTACAGACTATGGCCGCTCAAATGTTGCAAGGGTTGGATGGCACTGCTGTAATGACAGAGGATGAAATAGTAATTAAGGACTAATGCCTGATATTAAATTTGATTTCCGTGGTAAAGAGTTTACCGCTCAAGTACCCGACTCATTCCTTCAACGCCCAAAGGTAGAACAGCAAAGACTTCTACTGAGCAACCTCAAAAAAAAGTACGATACTAAAATACCAGAAAGAGGTACTGACGAGAAAGGTGTCTTAGATTATCTTGCTTTACTTGAGCGTCCTTCACAGGCTTTAAAGGTAGGAGTAAGGGAAAGTAAACTAGGTGGAGACATATACTCTGCGCTGGGTGGTGTAGACTTGACCCCAAAAGAAGGATTCTTTGAAGGATTTAAGGCTGGTTGGATGGGAGAAGATGAGGTAAGAACTCAGGATTTTCTTCCTGATAATCTAAATCCTATAACAAAAGGTATCCTTGGATTTGCTGGAGATGTGGCTACTGATCCTTTAACTTATGTAGGAGCAGGTGCTGTTCGCTCATTGGGTCGAGGAATAAAGCAGACTGGAGAAGTAACTGGCGCTACAGAAGTTCTCAAGAAAACAGGAACTAAGATAGCAGAAAAGAAATTTGGTAAAGCACAAGTAGGGCTACCCGATCTTGCTAGAATGTTTAACGTGCCTATGGGTGAAGGCAGGAGAGTTAAAGGAACGGCGGCTCAAGCAGATGAAATACTCAAAGGATTTGAAAGAGAGACTGCTGAAGCATTACCTTCCTTGAGACAGTTCTTTGAGCGACGAGCAAAGGATACTGGAATAGCCTCATCTAAACTAGAGACTACTTTTAGGGACGCTATGGAGCGCCCTAGAGAGGTAATTGAACCTGCTTTGATTGATCCCACAACAAAAGAACTCATCAAAGAAGGAAGATATGGAGAGTTAGTTCCCATACCTGATGAGGTTGCTAATGAATTGGGAGGAGATGGTGTAAAACTGCTATCCGAATGGGAGCAGAGGATGGCTCATCTTGTTGAGATATCTGATGCTTACGGTATGCCCATTACTACAATCAAGAATAGAGGATACTTCCCAAGACAGGTAACTCCTGCTGGAAGAAAACATCTGGAAGGTAAGGAGGATGAGTTAGGCTTTGATGTTGGCGATCTTGGGGAGCCTGTGTATCGAGCAGGATATAGGACTCCAAGGCAAAGAGAGTTGGCCGAACTTACCACTACAGAATACAATAAGGAAATGGACAAGGCTATGGCACTACAAAGGGCTAGTCTTGGGCGAAAGCCTAATCCTCTTGATAAACCTTATGAGCAGGTTCCATTCTTTCAAGAGAGTCCCTATGTTGCGCTGGGTATGCGCTGGTCAAGACAGAACAAAGCAATACAGCGTAAGTGGTTTATTGATGAAATCACTGATAGTTATAGAGCGACTATTGGAGCATCTAAAGTTTCTGGAAACTATGTGCCAGATAAAGGTATAGGTAAATGGATAACTAAAGACCCAGAAGATTCTAGAAACTATCTGGAAAGAGTGCGTACAGAGGAAGGATATACTACTCAGTCCATGCAAGGTAATATGGATGAATTTAAACAGGTAGAAGGTATACCTGCTAAGTATGAGACTGATGAAGTATTAGATCAGGAATGGCGTAGAGTATTTGATGAAGAGTTGCAGAAGAAAGGTATCTTTCTTGATGTGCCTAGAGGATCGCCTTCACTAGCCTCTCCAAGAGTTAGGATTACTGACGATACTTTAAAAGACCTTGGAAAAGAATATGTTAAGGCAGGTGATGTAGCAAACAAAGCGAGAGAGGCTTTAAGAGAAAGTTCTAAACTAGAATTTATCGCTCCTAAACAAGTAGCAAGACAAATTGAGGATCATCTATCTCTTATGTCTGGAGACATTAGAGGAGAAAAAGAACTAACTAAATTTTTTAGGATGTATGATAATGTACAAAACTCATGGAAGGCTTGGACTCTCGGTGTTCGTCCTGCTTACCACACTCGTAATGCCGTGGGTAACATTCTTAATGCTTATACTGTTACTGGTTTAGGAGAGAATATTCCTTTAGCAATTAAAATATTTTCAGCATCCGCTAAACTTCAGTATTATTCTAGGTTTGGAGGCAGTCAGGCTAAGCGTGATGAGGTAATTAGAAATCTTGAAGGAATAAGAGTGCCGTTTGAAAAGGCTCCTCCAAAGATAAATGATGCGGAATGGACTAAAGGTAACTTTATGGGTACTGGATATAGCATGGAACAGATATCCAGAATGGCTAGAGACAGAGGAGTTACCGCAGGACACTACACTGCTGACAATATCAGAGATGTAGAGAGAGCGAGAGAGGCGGCAGTTGGTGTAGGAAGTAAAGCCGCAAGAACTATCGGCGCAGAGAATCCAGCAGTACAGGCTGGTTTTGCTCTTGGAGGAACCATTGAAGGTAACGCTCGGTTCGCTGTCTTTATCAATACACTCAGAAAGATTAAAAAGAATCCAAAAGAATTCCAGTGGACTACTCCTGATGGGACTAAGATATCTATATCTGACGCAATAAAAAGTAAGAAGTATTTTAAAACAGAATTGCGTAGAGGAAAGAACGGTAAACTATATACAACTAAAAGAAACTATACCCGCGAAGACGTTGAGATGGATATAGCATCTGAGCAGGTTAAGGCATCCTTGTTCGACTACGGTGATGTATCTAAGTTTGAAAGAGATGCGCTTAAAAGAGTTATGCCTTTCTATACTTGGACTCGTAAGAACATACCTGCACAACTTAAACACCTTGTACTTAACCCACAGAGAGCAGAAAAACTAGCCATTGCCAAGCAACAGTTTGAGCATGAGACTGGAGACTTAGACTACTCTGACTACGGTGCGTTTTGGGGTGAGCGTGTTCCTGTATTCTTAGGTCAAGAATCAGAAGG